GGGGCTTTCAAAAGTCGAAATCTTATTGAATTGGGTAAGTCATCATTTGCCTGTGGAAAGTGTTCCAAAATGCACCGAGCTTCGGGCATTGTGGCAACACAATTATAGACAGCTAAATCCTTGCCTGGTAATTCAACAAGTCGGTTCTCATCAAAATATTCTGATACAACTTTAATTGCACCATTCATATTGACGAGGAAAAATATTTCCGGTTCTTCCTGTTGGGCCTTCCTAGCTTCTCTCAATGAAGAGAAAAAGTGAGCATTAGTCAAAATAGCTCGTCCTCGAATTCGCACAGCATTCTGAGAATATCTTACATTACCTACTTGGTAACCAATCTTGCACACCGTTGCTTTATCAATCAACATTTTCAAAATATCATCTGAACATTTATCTTGACGTGCATCAAAGATATCCTCATCACCACTGGCGAAAGCGGATCTGAGCTTTGACTGGCGGGTAATTCGTCGGGGTCTTCCTGTTTCATACCGAATTCCTGTTGGACAATCTATGGCTATATCTTCATCAGCGACTTTGGTTTTCTTAAAGTCACCAATCATGTATTTGGCTCCAGCAAACATTGCTGCTGCTGATCCAATTACAAGAAGTAATTTACCATATTTTGAATTCAGTAATCGGTCTTTCACTTGCTTGAACTTGCTACTATAATAGGTCCAAGTATCCGATCTAAAAATGGGTGCCTTGTTTGCAATTACAAGAGCCAATGTTTCTTCACATTCGATTTTGCTACATAACAATAATAATGAATCTATAGATTCTTTAATGCCAGCAACTTCGATGCCAGAATAGTTAGGTCCTTCTACGTATCTGGTTCCATCCTTAATTATCCATTGATTGATTTCGGCTACTTTGATAAAATCAGAGTAGTCGTGAATCTCTCGCTGAATAAATTCAGGATCAAATACAGATGCGCCGAAGCGATCTAAAACTTCCTGGGCAATCTCGTTGTTGACATTATGAATCTGTTTCAATCCACTTCTTAGTGTCATGGTAGCTAAATGTCCGTAAAACCACATTGCAATTCCTGTTCGCATTTTACTGACACTCATACCAGAAGGGGTGGCTTGTCTATTAGGGAGCAATTTTTGGCATATTCGCTCAATATCTTCAACTTTAGGAGTACGAGATTCTAAAATCCCTTGTTCTCTCCTATAATATTGGATATAATGAGCAATCGCTTCTTCAATTGCATGCTCAGCATTATCAAAAGTTTTAACATGCTGCATAGTCCAAGTTCCAGGTGTTGTTTCGGCTGGTTGATACAACTCTAAACGAACTTTCTTATTCCCTAAAAGGGGATCTGATTTCGCTGTCTCGGTTGGAATAAATCTAATCTGATAATCCAATCTTCGTAAGAGTGCATCTTGTGACTTAATCGCCTTTGATGTCGGTACATCGCAGTTTGATGAAGCCACTACCATTTTCGAAACAAATTGAATTCCTTTCGATTCGAGGTCTGCTTGGTTTGTTGCGAAGGGAGCATTACTAATCCAGTTAATGAATTGTAATGCTGATGATGTTCCTTCCAACGCACCGTCGGCGTCTTGGAAAATATCGTCTACTACTACACAATATTGTCCTTTGTATCCTGTTAAATACTTGTCTCCAAAATTTACTGTGACCAATTGATCACCAGTACTTTCTGGCACTCCAAATTCAGCTTGTGTTTTCAAGACTGAAAGCATCATATTTGTAAAATAGGTTTGGAAAACTGATTTTCCACAACCTGCC